CCTTGAAGAATACCGGCTTCTTGAACGCATCATCACGAAGAATGGTTTCCAATTCCCGATCAGACAGCGGTTCAGAAAGTATGTACCGATTGATCAGGCGGATAGTTTCACGGGCTTCTTCCTTGGTAAAATCCTCACTCTGAAGGGTCAGAATGTAATTGAAAAGGTTCTGATTGCGGCCTTCACCGGCTTCCATATCCAGAAACTTCACATTGGTTTTCACCGGTGTCAGCCATTTGGGAACTTCCTGAATATCATCTTCAGGGCAATCCATCAGGATTGGCCGGTTTACACCTTTGAACTTCAGAATGGAATAGCTGTTATTTCGGCCCACCTTGGCATCCGTTTCAATACCCAAGGCCAAGGTTTGTTTTGTCCAGCTTTTTTCCACCAACCCTTCCGGGTTGCGGAACAGAAAATGTTTACCACGGGTAGTGGCATACACACGGCACTTCAGGCCCAAATCCTGAACAATGCGGAACAGCAGATCAGAAGTATCACCATCATCCACATCAATCAGAATGGTTTCTTCCCCAAGAATACCGGCGTATTCATCAAGGTCTTGCACTTGTTCAAGGGTTTTCAGGTTTTTCACACCCTTGAACTTTTCAAGGCATTTTTTGTTTTGTGTAGGTACATAGCCCCTAAACAGTTGCATTATTTACCGCCCCCCCCCCAACTGTTTCAGTGTCAACGCCAAAATCTTTCAGGCGATCATAAACCATGTTGATGTAATACTGTTTATCCAGTTCATCCGGGATCGGAAGGGCGCTTACATCGTCATTGATGAAGAAGCAATGTTCAGGGGTATTGGCGAACTGTTCAGGGTTCTTTTCCCGGCCCTTCACAATCTTCCCCGAAACCTTGAACAAACCGCCCTTCCGGTGATCCTTGGAAGCGAATACCCGGAATGTTGCATCAGTTTGAACTTCTCCACCGGTGAACTTCTTCACGGTCTTGGATCGGCCTTTATCATCCCTGATCTTCTCCATGGTGATTGTGGGGGAATACAGGGCATATTTATATTTGCTGGAAACCTTCACAACCTTTTGGAAATCCCGCAAGCTGTCACAGGTCAACACCGTTTCTTCCGGGGTGATGTTCTGAAGGAAGAAGTTCACAATGGCCCGGTTGACAATCGGAAGGTCATAATCCAGATCAGAAAGTTTCTTCACATAAGCGCCCTTGCATTTCCAGCGGGGCTTCCCTTTTTCATCACGCAAAGGGCCAGCGGGAACAATCAGGTAATTGTTCACATCCTTCTGGAAAACACGCTGGAATTCATCAAATTCAAGGCGCATCCCGGTTCTTTCTTCCCACTCCCAACAAAGATCATCAATCAGTTCAAAATCTTCATACCGGCGCAGTTTAACCAAAATACCATCCGTGTTGCTCTGGATGATTTCACAGTGATCTTCCAGCCGTTCAATCAGATCCAGCAAAAGAAGCTGACCGCCAACACAAACATTGTTGGCCTGACGGGGATCATACATGGCATTATGGCGATCCTTCATGGCACCATAGGTGGAATTCAGAACGATCTTATAAGGCTGTTGCATGGGATTCTTTTCCGCCTTCAGCTTCAGGCGGGTGTGGTAAATTTCTTCATACCGGGCGGGATCGGCAACATTGCGGCTGATCCACCCATACCGCAACATCAAGGAAGGATAATAGGAAGCCACATCGACATTGATATACCAGCCTTCACCGGCATATTTAGGAATAGCCCCGTGAAGCCCGCCCCAAGCAAACACATGGGGAACACCGGCAACATCAATTTCAAGGGATTTGGAATAATCACGGTTCAGGGGGTTTTTGTACCAATTCAGAATTTCCGTGTATCGTTCAATCCGCAAGGTGTCCGGGAATTCAATTTCAAATTCATCATTGTGATCTTTCTGAACAGCCCCAAGGATCTTGGCGGAAAGTTGGGCCTTGGTGCGGCCAATATCCCCAATGGGTAACTGGAACGCCTTCACAAGTGACATTTGGGCATCAAATTCATCTTCCTTGCGGCGTAACCACACTTCAACGGTTTCTTCCACATCATGGCGGCAATATTTCACCGTTTCCTGAATCTCTGCTTCCGTCAATGGCCGGTCAATATCGAATGGAACGGTGGTTTCTTTGATCGAATGGCCCATGAAGGCTTCCAACGCTTTCAGGCTGATAGGCGGATTGGGCATCACATCATAATTGATCAGGGGGTAATTCCTGAACAGTATGGAAAACCTGTAACCCGGTTTATCCTCCACAATGATCCAATCATTCACCAGCTTTGGATTGAACCCACACAGAATTCCTTTCAGGATGTATTGGTCATAATTTCGGCTGTTGTAACCGGCCCAAATTTCCCCTTTGTGGCGTTCATAGAACCGTTGAAGCTGATCAGGGTCATTGATGATCACAATTTCCTTCTTGGCGTTCAGGTCGATCAGGACAACCAACCAATCATATTTGAAAACCTCAAAGTCATAAAAGATCATCATTTCACCCGCTTTCTAAATACTCTTGCTGAATCAGTTGAAACACCACCGCCACGGGAAGGCTTCAGCATTGGTGGCATAGTGGCCGGGGCGGGTTCACCCCGGCCTAAAGTGTCTTTTAGGACACTTCTATTGTAAAAAATTTTGGCCGATTATTCAACCTCGAAAACTTCATCAACGGTGATGGAATTGAAACGGGAATCATCATAATCCACCGCATATTCCAGAACACCGTCAATGGCTTCAGCCACATCAAGAACAAGCTGGGAAAACTGCTTGTAGCTGGTGAAGCTGATAGCAACACCGGATTCCAGCTTCTCCAAGAATCCCATAGCGGAAGCAATCATGTTCTTATCGTTCTTGGTGCCGTACAGAACACGGTTCATGAAAAGGCGCTGGTTCTTGTACTCACCGGAAAGGATCTTGAAGGACACAGCCAACATAGGGCGGTTGGGATCGGCCTTGGTTCCCTTGATCTCCATGCTTTCCAGCTTCACTTCATACTTGCCAGCGGGAATGGTGGGGAAATCACCGCCGCCGTTCTTCTTTGCTTCCTCCACATCAGCCTGAAGGCCCTTCAGGTCAACGCTCTTGTCGATCTTATCAAAATCAATAGCCATAGTTTTTTACCTCCAAAAAAGTTTTTATATTTGGTTGGAAATGATGGTTCCAATTTCTCTGACGGAATGGGTGATCTTCTTTCGATCAATGCGGGAACCTTGCAGAACCTTTGTGATTGCTTCAGTTTCCGCCTGAATATCCTGAAAGGCTTTCCGGTTGCTATCAAGGGTAGCTTCATAGGAAGTCAGATCGGTTTCAATTTTGGCCGTGGTGTAATTGGCGGCGGAATCAAGCTGTTCCACATATTCACGCAACCACCGGGCCGAATCAAAACCCATGTGCTGATCCACAAGTTCAAGGAAATCTTCAAACTTGAACAGTGTTACCGGCTTCCCGTCCTTCAGGCTGATCACGAAGGGGCAAGGGTTTATTTTCTTCATGCTTCCTCACGCTTCTTTCGGGTGCGGCGGGGCGGGTTTACATCCATCTTGGGGGCGGGTTCTTCAGCCTTGGGGCGATCCCACAGGGGGCAACCATCGGGGCCGCCTTCTTTGGTGCAACAACCGGCATCGGTCAGGCACTTACACAGGGGGATTTCGGGGTTGTCCTCATGCTGTTTCATGATACGGTCAGCATCAGGGCAAGCGGGATATTCTACCGGCCCGGTCTGTTCCTCCGGTTCCTCGTCACCCTCCCAAGGGGGATTTTCACCTTCAGGGGCAACAGGAACTTCAGCGGGTGCCGGGGCTTCTTCCGCCTTGGCCTTTCGTGCCTTTCTTCCGGTGCGCTGTTCGCCGCTGTCAGCTTTTTCAGGTGCGGGGGTAGTAACTACATCACCGGCACGCTGAACGGCACCAGCGGCCTTCTGATTGGCTTCTTCATACACTTCACAGAAGTTGGCGTAGGAAAGGGGGATTTCCTTGTTGCGAACGGTCAAGCGCCCACCGCCAAAGATCACTTCAGAAGTCTTGAAGGAAAGCACCCGTTCATTATCATCCGCCACGATACGGGCCACAAGATCCACCATGCCGGCAACCTTATTGGCAACCTTATCCTGAAGATTGGGTTTGATGGAACTGATCTTATCGCCGCTTTTGCGGGTCAGATCACGGGTTCTGTCCTCATGGCTGATCAGGATGATGTTTTCATAATCCAGATTGATCAGGCGCTTCAGGGTGTTCAGGAATTCACTTCTGACCATATCCCAAGCCCGGAAAGAATCATCAGATTCATGCTTCCAGCCCTGACGATCACAGATGAACACCCGGCAGGCTTCATAAACATCTTCCAAAAGGTCAACCACAATGGTTTTGAAGTCATTCTGTTTCTTTTCCAGCTCGGTAACAGTGTCATTGAACACTTCCCACGCAAGCTGACGCTTGGTGATTCTACCTTCAACGGTAACGGTGTCACGAATGGCAATGTAAGGGGCATCCACAAACTTGATATTGCCATCAGTGTTCAGCATCAGCGGATCAGGGAAAGCATTTGCAAAGAAGGTCTTTCCGCTGAAAGGTGCGCCATACACCCAAATAACCTTCTTTTTGGTGGCGTTCAGATCACGCCGTTCATTCTTGGGAAGTAACATATAATCCCATCCTTTCTGACAATATTCTTCATACTCACACCACCCGCAAAAGTGGTTTGGGTTCTTGGGGAAATCCGTGGATTCAACCATGTGTTTCACATCGGTCAGGAAATCCACGATCTTCAAAGGCTCATAGTCAATGAAGCTGATAGTGGGTTGGGCGTTCTTCAATTCTTCACGCAAACGCTCACGGAACTGAAGAAGGGTTTCTGTTTTCTTCTGCCTGATCTTGGGCTTGGGGATGAACAGGAAAGCCATGTTTCTGATCCGGTGGCCCGGATGGGTCAGTTCATACCAATACTTGTATTCATGAAGCTGACCGGATTCAAGGTAACTGCCAACATTGTTGGAATACTTGAAATCATACAGATCAAAAACCTGAACATCTTCACCCCATGGGTTATTAAAGGCGTTTTTCGCCATCCATCCCATGGGAACAAGGTAATCCATGAACCCAATGAAATCAGCGTTTCCAATGGGAAGTTCAAACTTTCCACCGGGCGGCAACAGGGCCTTTGCCTTGGGAATCAGGGCTTCCAACTTCATCATTTCATTCACATGATCATCCGTCAGGATCGGGAAGCTGTTCTGATAGAATTCAAGGGCTTTTTCCACGCCTTCTTCAATGCCGGTATGTAATGCCGTTCCCAAGATCAGGGCATTATCAGGATCAGTGTTTGGGATCGTGTCTATACCGGCCACATATCGCATTTGGTATTTGAAAGGGCATCGGTTAAAGGTTTCAACTCTGCTGTGTGACACTCGCATGATTTCACCCCCTTCACAATTTTTTTGAAGTTTTCAAACCCTTCAGGGTAAAGGACAAAGCCAAAGCACCCGGAACGGTTGATTTGTCTGATATTGCGCTTCTGAAGTGCTGAAGGAATTCCATCAGAAGCCTTCAGTTCTACTTCAAGGGAAATACCGTTCACGGTGATCTTCATATCAGGAAGGCCGCTTTTGGTGTAGCGCCCACCGCCCCAACGCTTTTCCCAATACCCACAGGGCGGAAGGGTCATTTTATCTTCAGGGTGGCCCAAGGGATAAATCCCTTCAGATTCCAACCAATCCTTCAAGCGGGTTTCAAAGTTTTTTTCACCGGCCATCAGGAATCACCAGCTTCCGCTAAATAATTACACCATTCCAAGAAGGCACGAAGTAGCGGGTTTGTATTTCCCTGATCGGCCCAACCAGCAAAGCCAATGAACCCATCCCGGTTGAAGCTGATACATTCACGGCGGGTGAAGTAATGGGCGTTCATGTATATGTAACATTCCGTTATGCTCCCATTGCTTTTCTTCTTCATGTCAACCTTCTTGCTCAATGTCATGGTGACAGAAGTTTCACCGGCCTTGTTGGATTTCTTCAATTCCTTCTGAAGCATCATGCAAAGGATCAGAATGTCACCTTCATGAACGCTGTCATAGGAAAGGCCACGGTTTTTGAAGAACTCCCTTGCTTCATTGGTGGTGCATACGGGTTCAAAACCTCTGCAACTCATGACTTATCCCCTTTCAGGGTGATCTTCACATAACCGGCCTTGGCGCTGATCTTGGTGCAATCGGCATACACATCAGGGTATTTCTTCTTCAGCCTTGCACTATCCACGCTGGTTGCCGTGGTAGGCTCCACCAAAGTAAGGTTCAGAACATCGGATTCAAATTTCTTGATTCCGTATTTGGTCATAGCTTCCAACAGGGCGGCTTTCATTTCCTTTTCCTGTTCCTCAATGGCCTTTTTATGGGCGGTCAGGGAAGCAATAGCGTTCAGGGTGGCAAGCTGGGAAGATCGGAATTCCTGAAGGCCGGTTTCTTCATCAAAGGTGCTTTCACCACATTCATTGGGGTGTTCCACACAGGATTCCGGGCATTTTTCCCCGGCTTCACCCCATTCCGGGCAGTTGCGGCAACAACCGTCAAACTTCCCCAACGGACAAGTGTTCTTGCATTTGATCATTTGCGGTTTCCTCCTCTACATAAACATTGGCGAATTTAAGGCCGAATTCACAGGCCGCTTCATGGCTGTCAAAGTAAATATCAATCACCTTGTTATCATACTTTTCAGCAACCCAAGAAGCTGTTCGATCCTGAACTATGTAAGTTCCCAAGCCTTCAACTTCCACAACCGTTCCAAACGGAAGGGGTGAAGCACAGGAAACACCGGCCACAAGTTCAATTCCAGCGGCACCAACCACGATCCCACCGGGCCGGTTCTTGGCCCATTCACCACAGCACTTTTCACAGGCACAATAGGCGGTGATCCGGTATTCACCCAAGCACACCTTTTCAGGGGCGCTTTCTTCAGGTTCCGGGATCACAGGATCAGGGGGAAGCGTTACGGATGGAAGAATGGTGGTCATTACTTCCGGGGCCGTATCGGGTACATGGATTTCTTCAGCGTTGGCGGTCAACTTTCCAACCACAAACCCAATAATAAATCCCATCAGAAGGGCCACGGCGAACATTCTTCTAAACCGCTGGTTCAATCTTTTGCGGCGTTCTTCACGCCGTTTCAAATTTTCTGAATAGTTCATCGTTATAGTCCTTTCTCATGTTCAAGGTGGTCAGAATGTTTTCTTCCACCGTTCCGGGGCAGATCAACAAGTAATAGAAACAAGGCTTTTCCTGACCAATGCGGTGAATCCGCTTTTGGCTCTGCTCCCACAGTTCCCAACTTTCCGGAAGGCTGAAGTAAATGATCTTGTTTGCCTTCTGGAAATTGCCGCCCATGGCCCCGGATTGATACTGAATGAAGGTCACTGAATTGGATTGGTAATTGTAGGCAGTCAGATCCTTGGTATGCCCGTTCTGAATTGACACAGGGCGGTTCATCCCCTGAACAATGCGCCGCATCCGTTCCATTTCTTCTGTGAAGTTATAGAACACAATCAGCCGATCTTCTGTACTTTCCACCAAATCCCGGAAGGCTTCATAGCGGTAAGGATTAAACAGGCCGCAAAGCTGACGGGAATACAGGCGGCGGGTCAGGCTGGTATCACCAATCAATTCCCGCTTACAGTGTTCATTGGAACCCCAAAAATCTGAATCCAGTTCAAACGCCTGAAGGTTGCTGGTGTCGATGTTCACCACCCGATCATTCCAGAACTTCCAGTATTCCGGGGAAGGTTTGGTTTTCACTTGGATCAGGTTCTTGGTGGGAAGATCAATACCGGCATCATCGGTGGTCATGAACACGGCCCCATGGTCAGCCAGCTTCTTTTTCAGCCGGTCAACATTTTTGTAACCGGTGATCTTTTGCCGCCAAAAACCATCTTCTTCAACCCATTCAGTAACAATGTACTGTTTATAGAAAAGTTCCTTACTGATCTTCCAGCCCAACAGTTGGCATTGGCTCCACAGTTTTTCATACTTCCCGCCCGTAGGTGTGCCGGAAAGAAGAATCACATTATCCGGGGCCAACCCAAGAACGAATTTGGAACGCTTGGCGTTTTCGTTCTGGATCAAGGAACTTTCATCTAACATCAGTGTGAAGTGGGTCAAAGTTTTCAGGATCTTCCGCCTGAAGGTCAGTTCATAGTTGATCACGCCGATCATCAAGGTTGGAACTTCACAAGCGGCCTGTTCCATGAAGAACTTGAATTCCTTGGGCTTGGTCAGATCAAACACACAATTCCGGGTGTAAAAAGTCTGAAAATGTTCAACCCAATCAGGAACCTTTGAACACTGACAAACCACAAGATTGATCCGGGTGTTCAGCTTCATCATTTTTTCCGATCCAACAAAGGTTTTCCCAAGGCCCATATCTAAATAGTAGGCGCATCGGTTATGGCCTTCCGTC